GCATATTGAAGTGGTGAAAGTGTTGAAAGATCACATAAAGAAAAAGAAAATAAATGAAGCGATAAAACATCTTTCTCCAAAATCTGAAGAAGAAATTATTGATTCATTTAAAAATATGGAGCCACAAGAAAAATTAAAAACGGGTATTTTGAATAATTTTCCAGAATTAGTAGAAGAAGCTATTAAAGATGGTGTTGATGTAAATCAAAGAATTATTACAACACCTGAAAGTATATATAATGGAGTTATAGATAATACGCCATTAGGATTAGCTATGAGTTATGCTTTATCACCAATAGTTAAAATATTATTAGATGCTGGAGCTAAAATAACTCCAGATATTTATGATACTGCAAAATTTTATGCTAAAGAAATAAAAATGTTTGATAATAATGAAATACTTAGATTAATTAATGATAAAAAATATGATATTCAAAGAACTATTGTCAATGAGTCTATAAAACATCTTTCTCCAAGATCAGAAGATGAAATATCAACTATGCTAAGTAAAATGATGCCTAGAGAAAAAATTGATTATGGACTAAAAGTAGATGATGTAAATTTAATAATAAACGCTATAGATGAAGATGAAAGTGAAGCAGGTTGGTGGTTACTCCGTGTAGCAATTGCGTATTCAGATAATAAATTGATAAATAGAATACTTAAAATTAAAAATCTTTGGAAAGATGATGAAAAATTTTTAATAGCACCTACTCTTCAAATGGTTAGAGATATGAAACAAGTTGATCTTATGAATAAATTATTAAAAAGAGATGAAGTAATCAATACATTAACTGATTCAGAATATGAAAAATTTGAAAATTGGTTACATAAAAAACGTATAGATAAACTAAGAGGAGATGAAATTCTTGGAGATAGACAATATGAAAATTTATTACTTAAAGGCGAAATTAATGAAGCTATCAATTTAGAAAAAATAAAAACTCTTGTTTCAAAGATATCTGATAGAAATTCATTTTTACAAAAAGTTGTATCTAAATTTAACATAACAACTAATCCGAATATAAAAAATTATTTAAGTATTATATTAGTTGTATTGGTTTTAAGTTCTCCATTTTTTCATAAACAGATTATTGAAAAAGAAAAAGTTACAAAAATAGCATCAGAACTTGTTAAAAAAAATAAGATAACTCTTGTTGATATTAAACAGTTAACTATGGGAACAACCTCATTAGCTTCTACAATTCCGCCAACTATAATTAAAAATGCCATTAATATTGAAATTGCAAAAATATCTCCATCTTCTAAAGAATTAATTAAAAATCATGAAAAATTAAAATTAAATGCCTATGCAATCGGCGATGGAATGATTACAATAGGATATGGTCATGCTGAACCCGCAAAAGCTTCTGTATTTAATGTAGGTGATCATATTACTCAAGCACAAGCATTAAAATTATTTGAAGATGATATAAAAGAAACTGAAAATGGCATTAAGCGTTTATTCAAACAATGGAAAAATGAAGGGTTACAAATAAAAATTACACAAGGTATGTTTGATTCAATGATTTCTATGGGATATAATATAGGAATTTATGGATTAAGAAAAACTAAATTTATACAATATCTTAAAAAATCAGATTATATTAATGCAGCTAAAAAAATTAAAACTACAAATATAGCAGCTAAAGTAAAAAATAAACAAGGAGATACAATATTTGTGAAAATGCCAGGACTAATAGATAGAAGACAATTAGAACATAATTTATTTGTAAAAGGAATATATAAAATAAAATAAATATACAATATGGCTGTAGATTATTTTAACAATCAAAGTAATGATTATATTAATCCTGCTCTTCCTGTATGCCCGGGTGTTGCAGATGGTAATGGTACATTTGAATTTATTCCTAAAAGATCTTTAGGAGTTATTTCAGGTGGTGATATAATGGCATCTATAGATTTTACAGATTTTTCACAAACAGTTACAGGTTGGACAAAAGAAAGAAAAACTATTCAACCTGGTGAAGTAGTATTTATTCAAGGTTTAAGTAAAGGTATTTCTTATAGGAGTTTAGTATTTCCAATAACTCAAATAGATGTAAGTTCAGATTCTGGATATTATATTCATGTAGATATGTCTATAGGATATTATAAGAATTTTAGATATACTGTTACAAATGTTTCAACAAATGGAGATTTTGATAGTGGAATTGATATAGGAAATGCGTTAGATATTGCTTTAGGAGATTTAAATATAAGTGTTAATGCTGCATCTTATTTAGCTATTGATGTTAGTCAACGTTTTGTATTTATTGGTAGTCTTGCAGGATATGATTTTGATGTAACAAATTTTCAATATATATTAAATTCTAGTACACATCTTATTACAAGTGATCCTTTACAAGAAGTTGTAGCATCTAAATATCCTAATAGTGGAATGCTTGGATATGTATTAAAGGTTATATTTCCTTCTATTTCCACAGTTGCTTCAGCAGAATATTTAAACCTAAAACATATTCCTACAACATTAACTTATTATGAAGCAAGTACCGGAAGTGGTTTCGTAGAATACACAAAAACAGTAGACGCAGGAAATAATATTTCAACTGATGAAATAATGAGTGCTGGAGATTTTCTTAATTATATTGATGTAAACGAGTTATGGGAAAAGGTAGGACAATTAAAAGTTTGGTTTAGCGCTGAAGATCCCGAATCAAATTCAAATACAACAAATTTACTTACAGGATTTTATTTGTATAATTCTGAAACTTTTCCGATAATGATAGAATATATGGTAATGATATGAAATTAAAACGTAAAAAAATAATTAAAGAAGAATTACATGAAGGATATGGGAGTGGATTTAGTTTTACAGGGGGTACGCGTGGATCACTTAGTAGAGGTGGATTTGGTGGAGCTAGTAATCTTGGGGGCCCAAATATGATGTATACCTATGAAATTAAACCTCTTAATCATACATTAGAACCAAAACCTTCGGATACTTTAGGACAAAAAGAACAATTGTTTATAGGTTGTAAAGTTACTGGAACTCCAATAGCTTCAGCTAGAACAGTTACTAAAACCAATAATACTATAAATGCTAATGCTAAAATTAACATAGGAGATTTTGAACCAGATGGTATAGAAATAGATCTTACTAAAGATAGTAAAAAAATAGATAAAAAAGTAACTGGAATTCTTCAATCAACAAAATTAGCTGCAGATGGTGTTATTAAATACTATGTAGTATTTGATGAAGCTACAGCAACACCAGTTAAAATAGAACCTACATCAATAAAATTAATAGTTGAAGAACCTATTAAATATTTTGCTGATGCTACAACAGATACGCCAAGTCAAAGAAGAATTAAAATGGAAAGAATGGCAAAAAATCGTAAATTAGTTTCTGAATCCTTTCAAGAATTTCAAAAAAAAATAGAAGAAGGTATAGCAGATAAATATGGAGAAAAAATGGGTCTTATAGATAATAAAGAAATTGAATTTAATAGAAAATTTAATAAAGAACAAATAACTCAAACAGGCGTTGAATTAGTAGGAATTTTAACTAAATCTATGATAACTAATAAAGATTTTACAGTACCTATTAATGTTTATAAAAATCCAAAAACATTAAAGAATTTTGGTATTGGAGTAAGAGGGGTTATAACTAAAAATGGTGATTTATATTTAGCAGATAATGCTAATGCTATTCATTATGATATTACTGAGTTATTAGAAGAAAAAAATATAATTCCTAAAGATACTGCAAGAGGATGGGAAGATATGAGAATAGTAAATTTTATTACAGTACAAAGAGTAGCTAAATTTAACGTAATAGCAATAGGCGAATCTTATAAATTAGAAAAAATCTTAGGTGATAATGGAGAAAGAGAAGAATCAATAAAAATAAGAAATACACAAATATCTAAATTTATTCCATTCTTAAACGCTGCTGCAAAAAATTTTCCTCAATATAAATTTCCCCATGAACAAACAATGCGAGTATTAAGACAGATGGTTTCTCCAGAAGAAAGAAGAAAGATATTTGCATCAATGGAAGAATCTATAAGATATGAAAAAACAAGTAGTAAAAGAATCTATAGTTAACGAAAGTATAAAACATCTTTCTCCACGTTCTGATGAAGAAGTGTGGAAATATTATCTTGATTTAATACAAACATCAGGGCAATCTCTTAAAAATATTGATGAATGGAAAAATCCAGAATCTTTTAAACAAGTTTCAAAAGCAATAAAAGCTCCGTTATCAGATATGTATATAATACCTGAAGAAGAGGAACATTATGATACATTAGCAGAATTATTTTATACTTTAGTAGATGGAGAAAAACCTATTTGGATAAAAGTTGATGAAAGCGATAATAATGAAATGCCTAATGGTGATTGGCAATGTTTTCCATCAAAAAAATTGGCTCGTTGGATTAGTGCTGATATGTATGGAGTTAGTGCATGGATATTCAGTAGAAAGTTTTTTAAGAATTTTAAAATAAATGAAGGATTTGATAGTCCTGGCACTAAAGCAAAATATGGTAATGTTTTTTCAAAAGAAGATTTAATAGACATGTCTTATCCACAACGTTGGAAAAATTTATTTCAACATGGTTCTTATCATGGAAAAGATTCTGGAGATTTGAATACGATAATTAATGACGCGTTATACAAAAGACATAGAGATATATTAGGTACTATAGAAATGTTATATAGAAGTTTAATACACAAACTTCCTGAATTTAAAGATTTTGAAATATATGATACTACTAATTCTAATGAAATGCGTTTAATACAAGAAAAAACTATGATAGATAATGTAACTAATGAAACTTATAATGTTAGATTAAGTTTAAATATAAAAGTTCATAAAAAACATGATAAAGATTTAGGATATCAAAAAGGAAAAATACGCATGTTTTTTTCTCCTGATTTAACATCTAATAAAGCGCCTAATTGGGATATAGCTCAACAGCGAATTCCTAAAAATATAAAATCTCTATCTCTGGATTTAGATGATGAACCTAATGAAGAAAAATTAGAAAGATCTTTACAAGGATTTCCTGATAAAGAAGATTATCAGTTATGTAGAGATTTAACAATTTCTTATAAAAATTTAACTTTAAAATCTTTTTTACAAACAATATCCGAGTTAAAAGAAGCTATAAGATTAGCTAATAAATACTTTAAAGAAAAATATGGAATATGAAAAAAGAGGCATTAAGCCTCTTTCTTAAAGCATTATAAAATAATAATGATGAACCGCTCATCATATTTGAAATATGTTTTGCTTTTCTTTCTTCAAGCGATTTTGATGTCATTCCATAATATTTTTTATTAGAGGGAGATGTCGCACAATAGATTATTCTATTAAACATATTACCAAGGTAAAGTAAAATTATGAATTTTTACATCAAGTTTTTTAACAAACACGTTGTTATCGGGCACATTAAATAACATTATAGCATTATCTCCTTCTTTCCAATTCTCCCATCTTTCTACAGCTCTATCTATAAGTTCTTTTGAAAAATGATCTTTAGCACTCCAATTCTCTAATTTTTTACGAATATCTTTTCTACACCAAGCCGCATGTGCCATGCGTATGACTTCATTAGGAAAGAGGTATGTTCCTATATTCATAGGGTTCAAGATTCTTCTAGTAGGATCTGTAGGACCCGGAGCGGGTCCGTTGAACGTATATGTAAAATAAGTAGAACAAATTCCGGGAACAAATGGTCTAAAAGGATAAACTAAATAATGATCAAAATCTCGATAATAATTTACGTAACTCCAATAAGTAATTGGCCACCCTTTTTCATTTATTTGTCTCTTAGCTTCTCTAAATTGATCAGCGTCATAAAACTCGTCCGCGTCGGCTGAAATAACGTGAGAATATCCTTTTTCTCTCATTAAGTTTATTCCCATATTTCTTTTATCAGTTTCTTGTTCTCTAGAAGGTTTATTATAATCAGGTTTAAATTCTATTAATTCATCTACTAATCCTATAGTTTTAAGTCGTTGAAGTTCTTCCATATCAGCATTATCCATAGGATTTCCCCAATATGATTTTTTTTGCCATATACAAACTACCCAATCTAATTGATCTCTTATTTCTGTTATTAAAGATTCTAATAATTCTGACGCGTCAAATGAATTTATATTATATGCCAAATTTCTAATTTTCATATTTATATTTAATTATTTTACTTATTATATGTCTATCTATATTTAATATTTTTTCCATTTTTCGATAACTAACATTATCTTTTATTAAGTTATTAATTTCTTTAAGTAAATCTGAATTATCTAAAAATTGTTGAAATTTATTAATTTTAATTTTTTAATTTATGATAAATATAATGTTCTTTTACTGTTAATAGAACTAAATTATTTTCTTCATTTGTTCCATTTAAACATTTTGGAATAATATGGTGATTTTCATAATAAATATAATTTTTATCATCTCTGTTAATTTTAATTCTATTTTCAGATTTTGCTTTCTGAATTATAGATTCATATATTTTTTGATGATCCATTAATTTGTTTTATTTTTTTTATTACTAAAAAAATTAATTATATTTTTTCTACGTTTTCTTGATTTTTTATTCATTTCTTTAATTTCTTTATTTAATTTATGTATATATAAAAAATATAAAAAAATTGTAATAAGTATTCCTAATATTGCAAAATATAAAAAATAATATTCTAGTATTGAATGTTGTTGATGATTAATAAAAAATTCTTTTATTGTTAACCAAAATCTTAACATAATAGTTTATACTATATATTTTCATTATACTTTTTTAAAATTTGTCTTTAATCCAACAAATAGTTCATAATTTATTTTTTCATGACTTTGATAATCTTTTAAAATTTTAATAGTAGAAAGTTTAAAAGGCGCTCTTTTTAATTGTTCTTTAAGAGTATCGATGTGTAGAAGATATATGTGAGTATGCCGCTTATCCAATTAGCAACACCAGGTATCATATTAGATGTCTTTGCGAATATCATGATTTTAATTTATATGTTAATACTTCAGTTCTAACAATCAATTTTGTTATTTCAGGTTCTACTGGAAAACAATCGTTACAGTACCTCTTTATTTCAAAATGCTGAGGTGAATGACATTCACATTTTATAGGGTAGTGTCTTTCCATATTTTTATTAAACGTAATTATATTCTTTATATTTTTCATTTTTTGATTTTATTCTATTCCAAAGCGTTGTATATTTTATTCCAGTTTCTATAGACGCTTGACGCTAAAAATTTAAATCATCAAATAGAATAGGAATTTTTGATTTGAATTCTGTTAACAAAGGAAGAGATAATTCTTTCATTTGCGGATGCGCAGCAGGTGAACATCTCATTTTAAAAAAGTGTCTCCATTCACGTAAGTTAAATTTTACGTTTATTTCAGTCTTCAATGAATTAGGAAGAACAGCTCGTGCTTGTTGCGCTTGCCATCCCAAATTAATTAATTCATTATAATATGTTTCACAATTATATAGTGTTGATAACCAAAAATAAGTGGTGTCTGAAATGATTAAATTATTATGATCAGATTCTAATTGAATTCTATTTAATGAATGTTCTGGTACATCAATTACCCATGGAGGAATAATATAAGTTATCTGTCCATCAAACTTATCCTTTGAATAATTACAATATCGCGTACTTTCCTGCGCATAACTTGCAAGTCTATGTCTAACGATTTCATGAGAAACTCCGCGATCACATGTAAATTTAATAATAATATCAGCAAATTCTATCATCGCTTCATGTCCTTTTTTAATAAGTGTTTCTACCATTTTATCGGCTGAATCTTCAGTTATCTTATCTTCAGATTTATAACAAGTTCTTGCGACTTTTTCAAGTGTTTTTAACATTTTTCTAACTTCTCCTTTTTCGAGATCAGTTATTATTTCATAAGACGGTTTTATTAATTTCATTATATTTATTTTTATGATTTCTTATATCCAAATAAATAAGGTAATGTACCCGCAATTAGTCCTATTATGATCGATTTTAAGTATTGTTTCATATAATAATATTTAAATATTATATAGACTAAAATAAAATAGTTTTAAATTACTGTATTACTCCAGCCATACTTTCACCTGATGCAAATTTAAATTGAAAAGGTTTATTTTTAAATGAGTTAGATATTTGATCACCTATCAATTGAGCTAATTTTCTCATTTCATCTTCAGAAAATTTAACTTCTGTTTGTGTTACTGATGTTCCTGTTGTATTAGCTGCAATTGTATTGGGTGTAGATGTTATTCCTACAGAACCATAACGTTTTTGATATTCACCAGCAACAATAGCAGCTCTAGTTAAATTAGTTACGTCTAATGATTTAAGATTAGTTGATAATAATCCAATATTTGTTGCTAAAACTCCCATTGAATTAGCCATTTTATCTAATCCTTCTTGATTACTTACTAATTCACTAATAGCAATACTTAAATCACCAAATTTTCCTATTCCAAGATTTTTTATCCATAAATTATCGGGTAACTTATCTGACAACGTTGAAGTAAATGTTGCAAAAGCTGCAGCTACTTTTGTAGCAGTTTCTTTTAAATTATATGTTTTAGGTTTAGCATTAGTACCAGTTCCATCCATAACAACTTGACCTTCAGCATTAAGTACTGGCATATTTCCAGTTACACTCATTTCACTAAATGAGTTCATCATTGTACTAAAATCAATTAATGGCTGCATTATACTATCTTCACCACCACCTATTCCTCTTCTTAATCTTCTTAATTTTCGTTTTTGCGCTAAACTATCATCAGTCTTTGTTATTGCTGTTATAAAGGATGATAATGCAAAACCTATATTTGCTGCAACATCAGTAACATTAACAGCATCACTTTTATTCATTGATACTTTTGTTCTATACATTTTTTCATGAGTATCTGGATCAATTCCTATATATTCATTAGTAAATGTTACTTTTCCTATTTTTCCTTTTGATTCAAAGGCTCTTAATCCTTCACCAAATTTAGAAATACTTTCAGCAATAGAACCAATCATTCTCATTGCTCTTTTTGTTTGTTTAAATTCTTTAAAATCTATTTTACCTCTTACAGCCGCTTCTCCTGGTTTAGCAATTTTACCAGCAAATCCTGCGCTAATGCCTTTTGTAACTCCAACTATTACAGAACTAGTTGCTATTGCAATAGTATTACTTATTTGTTCTCCAGTAATTCCTTTAGTTACTTCAGCTACAGTTTTAATAGCTTTAGCCATAGTTATTAAAGCAAATGATACGCCTATTGCAACAGCTGCTCCAAGACCTACTAAAAGAGCTACAGCTGGAATTCCTAAGATAGCCATTAAAACTGCACCAGCTACAATGATTATACCCATTGCTCCGAGACCTGGCCCAATTCCTGCAAACAATTGTCCGAATTTACTACGTTTCTTTTCTTCTTGTGATTTAACAGTTCCATCGGCATTAAGCGTTGTAACAGTTTTGGTAGCGCTTGTATCAGACATAGCAGTTATAGCTTTTGCAGTAGTGGCAAACATAAATACAGCAATAGATAATAATGCAATAGCTCCTGCTATAAACATTGCTACAATAGCACCCTTTTTAACTTGTTTTTCTGCTAATCCAAGAATTCCAAATCCAATAGCAAAAGCTATTATTGTTCCCATTATAATTTTTGCGCCTAAAGCAGCTGTTTCTTTATTTGATTCTTTATTTTCATTTCTTGCGCCTACGCCTAAAATCCTTGGTACTAATGCAACTGTTAAAGCAAATATTACCATAGCTCCAGATAATGCCATCATTCCAATAGCCATATCAACTGCTACACTAGTACCTTTTTTAATATGAGGTTCAAGTTTACCCATTAGTATATAAAGAAACGCAAATCCTATAATTCCTCCAATTATAATTGCTACTCCATAAATAGCTGTAGTTTTATTTGTTTCTCTGTTTTCATTTCTTGCGCCTACTCCTAAAATACGTGGAATTAAAGCAACAGCCACAGCAAATAACACCATACCGCCTGCTAAATATAAAATTCCTTCACCCATACCTTTTGCTATATCAGTACCTTTTGTAATTTTATCATTAAATTTTCCTAAACCCCAAAAAGCTAATGAAATTAAAAGTAAAGAACCTGCAATAATTGCTACGCCATACGCTGCCGTAATAGCATTATCACCTTGGTTTTTAGCTCTTTGCCCCACGCCCAAAATACGTGGAATTAAAGCAACTGCTATTGCAAATAATACCATACCACCCGCTAAATACATAATAGATTTGCCCATCTTATCCATTACTTCCGTACCTGCTTCAATGCTATCTTTAGCTTTACCTACAGTCCAAAAAATGCCAAATATAACAGCTAATGTAGCGCCAAATGCTATCGCTGCCATAGCAGGATTAACTGCTAATATTCTACCAATAACATATAACGCAAATACAAATCCTATCATAGATAAAGCTAATAATCCTAAAAATTTAGGTATTGCTGTAGCTATTCTTGTAATACTTTTACTTAAATCTTTAAGAGCTTCAGATCCTTTTTTAACTTTTTCTTCATTTTTTCCAACATATATTGCAAATTTAACAAGCTCTTTTAAAGAACTCAGCGTTCCTTGAAGAGCCATTTTATTAAAAATATTAAATTTAACTTCAGATAAAGTTTTAAGAGCTACTGCTAATTCTCTAATATTTGAGGAAGCTCTTTTATAATCAAGTTTTGGATTTATTAATTGCTTAATAACTGAAGATATATCTCCTTTAGCAGTTTTGCCTGTTTCTGGTGCAGTACCTGTAGTAGCTCCAGGAGCAGTAGGAGTTGGTGGTGCTAACTTTTTATCCATCTCACTAAGGACGCCAAGAATTTTATAAAGTATTTGATTGCCAGTTTCTGCCATTTAGTATCTTATTTATTTTTAATACGATCTTTTTTAATATGCCATATTTGTGATATTTTTCTAATAAATCTTTTTTTCGTATCAGCGCTTAATTTATTATATTCTAATCCTTGAGCACGTTGAAATAAAGATAAAATTTCTTTAAATGGGCGTATTTCATTATTTGAGTACCATTCAATATCATTTGTCATTCCTGCTATTATTGCGCTAATTTCTTCATTTGATTCTCTAGAATAATTATTAGATGCTTTACCTTCTGAAATATAATCGTTATAAGCATGACGTAATTCATGAATAAATGAAGAATCTATTTTAGTAATAAAATGTTTATTAGAATAATTTTTTTGATTTCCGAATATTGAACCACTATGATCTATACCTACCATATCAGATAATTCGATAACGCCTATAGGACAATTTGTTTTATTTATATTTGTATATCTATATTCTTTATATTCAGGAAGGTTTAATTCTTCAAAATCTGATGGGCCAATAAATACAGCGCCATCACTCCAATGAAATCTACTGTTAATAATAATACAAATTTTATCTTTTATAAATTTTTTGAGTATATTGAAATCATTAATATCAAGAAAATCACAAAGATAATATATAACATCTTTTTTAAGATTTTTATTTATCATTAATTTTGTAATTTTTTCAAATTCATCTTGAATCTCATATTCTTCATTTATGAATTTAGCTCTCATATACATTTTTATTTTATATATTCTTAAAAATAAAAAAACAACAAGATGGATTAAATCTTTTTTCCTTTATATAATAATATAATATAAATATATAAGATTAAAAAGATATGCATTACCTACTTTATAAAATAACAAATATAAAAACAAAGAAATTTCTTATAGGAAAATATATTGGAACATCTAAAAATATAAAGCTTTCATACTCAAGTAATAAATTTTTAATATCTGATATAAAAAATATAGGATATGAATTTTTTAAAAAAGAAATTATAAAAGAATTCTCTAATAAGGAAGATTTAAAGAATACATTTAAAAAATTAGTTGATGAAAATTTCAAGCAAAATGAAAATACATATAATTATAAATATATAATGAGTCCGAGTGGCGCAAAAAATATATCTATAGGCCGTCATATTAAAGAATCTGAAAAATTAAAAATAATTTATCCTAATTTTAAATATACTATAACTAGAGATAGAAAAATTTATTATAAAATTTTAAATTACTGTAAACATGGGGATTTAATAATAGAAATTTCAAAATTTAATAAAATTTATAATGATAATAATGAATTTTATTGTGACGAATGTTTTAGAGAAAATATAAATAATTTTAATTTAAATGAAAATGAGATTATAGAGAATTTACTAAAATTAAAAAATATTTTAAGTACTGCTAGAACATATTCTAAACAATATATTTTAAAAACATACCCCTCTGTATATAAATCTATATTAGTTTGGACAAAACAATTTGAAAATATAGAATTTAATGAACGTGTAGTTTTAGCTAAAAATTTATTAAAGAATAAACCCAAATGTGTTTGTTGTGAAAATTCTGTATATTTTGGAACTAATAGTTCTTATACAAAATATTGTTATGAGCACTTAAATCATCACCCCACCGCATATCAACAAAAAGAAATATGTGAATTTATTAAACATTTATATACAGACATAATAATAGAAAATTATAAAATAGAAAATCAAGAAATAGATATTTTTATTCCTAAACTAAACTTAGGATTTGAATTTAATGGATTATACTGGCATTCCGATGTATTTAAAAAACCTACATATCATTATAATAAATGGAAATATTGTTATGATTACAATATTAAATTAATATCTATTTAGGAAGATGATTGGAATTATAAACAAGCTATAGTTAAATCCATAATTAAAAATCAATTAGGATTATCAGAAAATAAAATATATGCAAGAAAATGTATAATAAAAGAAATTAAACAAAAAGAAAAAAGTATTTTTTTAAATAATAACCATCTACAAACCGATACAAGAAGTAGTATAAATTTAGGATTGTTTTATAACGATAAATTAGTATCTATTATGACATTTGGAAAAAAACGAATAATTTTAAAATTAAAATCTATGAATAATGAATATGAATTATTAAGATTTTGTAATAAATTAAATACATCAGTTATAGGTGGGGCTAGTAAACTATTTAAATATTTTGTTGATAATTTCTATCCTGAAAATATAATTAGTTACGCATCTTGTGATATATCATCTGGAAATTTATATGAAAAATTAAAGTTTATGAAACAAAAACACACAGGCTTAAATTATTGGTGGGCTAGTGATAGACGTTATCATAGAAGTAATTTTATGAAATATAAACTTGTTGAAGAAGGTGCAGATCCAACTAAAACAGCTGAAGAAATATTGAGAAATAAAAAATATTTAAAAATATATGGATCCGGAAATTTAAAATATGAATGGAAGAAGGAGAGTCTATAATGATTATTTTAATTCTTTAGAATTTAGGTGGAGTAAATGATGGCATTTTAAAACTACTCATGCTTGGCATAGTAGATTGTTGTAATTTTTGTTGTCGTTCAGAATCTCTTTGTTGTTTCTCGTATTGTTTATTTTCTTGATCAACAAAATTTTCATATTCTTTAAGTATATTTTCTATTGAATAGAATTCTAATTCTCTTAATCGAATAGGATCAATATGTAATTTATGTGCAAAAATAAATTCAATCTTAGACCAATTGTCCAAATGGATCTGAAATAAGGAAAAGAGATTTAATCCCGCCTTGAAAGTTTAATGGAGCTACTTGCTCCACACCTCCTTCATCGGTATAGCGAATAATTGGGTTAATTGTATCACTAAATATTTTTTTAATATGAACTAATAAAGAAACTGTGGTAACATCCCATTTATTAGAATCTTCAACAAAACTTAAATATGTATCATCATTTAAACCTCTCCATTGGGTAATAACAAAAGGAGCAAAATTTAAATAATCTTCGTCAAAAAATTCTTGCATTCTTTGTTTACGAATAACATACTGTTTAACCCACTGAGTTACTCCTACACTTGGAATATTTAATTTAAGATTTTTTCCTGATTTAAATTTAAGAACAAAACATCTTTCATCTTCATTATAATATTTCATTATTTCAGGAGCAAAAGATACATAATGAACCATTTCTTTTCTTACATCTACTTTTTTTGTATCAGAAACTTTAACTTGAAGTTTATTTTCTCCATTGGGAAAAGTTAATTCTTGAATAGCTAAAAGTAAATAAAATCTATCTACTTCTTTAATATCTTTCCAAGAAAGAATTGGGCCTGAATCAGTAGATTCTTTTTGTTCAACTTTAATTGTTACGCATCTTTCAATAACATAATTTAACATATCATCTAATGCTGAAAGATCCTCTTCTGCTAAAGTAGACCAGTGTCTTATCTCAGCACCTGTAGCAGAACGAATAGCTATTACTGTATTCTTTGGATAAAATAATCCTTGTGTTGGAAAATCAGTTATTGGAAGCGGTATCCAGCCTAATTGATTTGCTAATGGAAGAGATTTCTCCCAAGGTTTTTTTACATCTTTTACTTCTGTTAACTTAGCGCCTACAGGTTTATCTTTAGGTACTTCTTCATTTTCTACAAAGCTTTTTAATATTTCTTCACGCTTTTCTAATGATTCATCCATAATTATAGTTTTATTGTATATATTATTAATTCGCAAAAAGAGGACTATGAGTTCTCTTTATATTCTATCAAAATTTAATTGTTCATTAGGTTTTATTGGAATACCAAATTTGTCTATTTTACCAATTATTTTTTTTTCTTCAAGATTTGGGATAGATTGAACATCTACTACTTCTACACCATTTAAGATGTAACTACCATATTGTGGTTTTGATAGTGTTTGAATAGGTTCTGATACATCTAGATTAAGTGAAACATCAGTAATATTGGATTCCTTATCTTTTTCTTTATCTATATTCTTGATTATCTGAATAATTTTATCACCAGTAGATTCTTTATGAAATTCTTTCAAATTCTTAACTGGTTTTATCTTCTTTCCTTTTAATTTTAGAGGGTTTACGAATCGTTTTTGTTTTTCCGGAACCTTTACTTCCTCGATTAGTAGAGGTTCCTGTTCTTTTTTTAATTCGGCCACCGTTTCAACTTGTTGTTTGGGTGGTCGCCCCTTCTTAGGTTCAATTTCTGTTACTATTTTTGAAGATTTAAATTCACTTAAATCTATAGTATTTGAATTTTCGATTTCTTTAATATCTTCATTTATTTCTTCTATAGATTTTGTAAATTTTGGTTCAAATTTTTGTTCATTTTTTTCGGGTAGTTCATTTGATATTTCTGGTTTTAAAATATTTTCATCTATTTTTTTAGTTTTATTATTATCAACTTGTTCTTTTTCTTCGGTAGCAAGTTTAATGTTTTGCGCAACTAAGGCTGTCATTCCTAACGCAACTATAGGTAAAAGAGCTCCAGATATCCAAGAAATAATTACTTGATACATTTCTGGAGAAGATGCTTGAATTCCAAATAATATAGATTTTTGCCAATATTGCCAATCAGTGCTTCCTGAGCCTATCATGAATTTGAAACTTGCATATACATTCGCTGTTACTTGTAATGCTGTTAAAAGAAACATTAAAGCCCAAGGCAAGAATTTATCTTTATTTTTAGTAAGAAGAATCGAAAAAAGGACGCTGGCTTGTCCAATTTCATAAGTTAATCCAAGTAATATTGCAAGTCCTAAATTGTTTGCTAAACTAAAAAAAGTAATACTATGTAAAGTACTTACAAACCCTACACATAAATATAATATTCCAAATGTAAGTATTAATCCCCAATATAAACCTTTATTAGTTATTTTAAAATTTTTTAAATTCATAATAATAATTTTATTTATATATTCTATTTAATAAATCTATGTTTTTTTCCATTTAAGCTTATAATTAATAATTAAACATATGTTTATTATTTTATGCTATTATTTTTTAACTTCTTCGACACCTTTAACTACTACAGTTGTATTTGATTTGATTTTTTCAACAGCACGTTGAACAGCACTGGCTCTTTCATCTGAAGATTTGGCACGTTGATTAGCAAGTTTTAATTCAAAATTAAGTTTTTTAATACTATCTTGTGTAACTTCTCTATAGTCTACATACTGTTTTTTTAAAGAATCTATTTGATGAATATATTGTTTTGTACTCATACTCAACGAAATATTTCTATTACAGCTTTGCATACTTTTAAACACTAATAGAAATAAAAGTGCTAGTGCAAGCCATTTGAGATTACGATTAAAAAATTCTTGTGGTGTCATATTTTTACTTTATATATTTTATTATTTGATCTAATATTATAATAATTAAAAAGACCTAAGTTTTACTAGGTCTTTAAAAATTTATTTGATATCTTTTTTTGATGTTTCGATTTCTCCTACAGGTGGTTCTATTTCAGTAGATTCTACTTTCATAGACACACCATCTACTATAACATTACTTTCATTAGGCCCAAGTTCTCTTTCGTAATAAAATCCTTGTTCAGCACTGGCCCAACGCTCTTGAAGATATTGTAATTCTTTAAGTTCTTTTCTTGCTTCTTCAATTTTAGTTCCTACAACAATACCTATCTTAGCATATTTTTCTGCTTGAGCTTCAAATTCTTTTGCAAGTTCAATTCCAGTTCCTCCTGGATTTGCTAACATAAAAGCACAAAATTCTAAAGCTTGATATGTAAATTGTAAAGGTGTATTTGCATCAGCACCGCCCATACCTTTTTTAATCTCATCTTCCATTTTAATTATACCCATCCATTCTGTTTTAGACCAAAACGCATATTTTTTTAAAAAATCTAAAAGATATAAACCAACATCATTAGCAGCAAAGATACCTTGTTCACTTATTACCCATCGTTTTTCATCAAATGCTTTTAGCGCAATTGAAAAAGCATTTTTATATTCTTCTATTTCTTCAGGAGAAGGTCCTTTTTTCTTTTCTTCTTCAGGATTATCTAGCGCGGGTTGTTTTTTAACAACTTCTAATGGAGATTCTTGTAATTCTTCTAAGCTAGTTTCTTTTTCTATTCTTCCCATATTATATTTTTAAATATTATATAAATATATAAATAAAAAGTTTTATTGAACCAAACCTGTTAAGTTAAAAGATATTCTTGAGAATATTTAATATGATATTCTTTAACTAATTCACTAAACTTTTGTTCATATTTTTCAAGTTCTGCGCCAGATAAAATTATTTCTTGTAATATATCAGATTGTTTATCAATACATAGAATTGATGCTTTATTTATTATTACTTTTTTTTCTTTGTACATTTCTCGTAAACAATTTGAATATGCTCCTAATTGATAAAAATATTTTAGTTCTTTTGTACTACCTTTTTTAATTTTTCCATTTGAAGATTTAAAATCAGTAATAGATAATCCAAATAATTTATCTTTATAAAAAATATCTAATTTTCCTCGATAAAACAAAGAAGAAGAATAAACAGGTAATTCTATTGCTAATAGATTAAAATACTGATCAATATATGCAGAATAATAGAATTTATAAAACAAATTTCTTCCCTCATCTATTTTATCAATAGGTATATTATCAGAAGATAAAGTTCTAAGACTTTCTATTTGAGTATATTTAAGAGCTTCAGCAATATCTTTAGATTGTGAATATTTAGTTATAAAATTCTCTAAAAAAAAAAAATGCATCGATGTTCCTCGTTGTCCAGCAGAATTCATTATTTGTTCTACTTTTTCTTTTCCCATAGCTAAAACCCATTGCTCATATTCTGGGTCAGGCAACATTTCTGTTATAATTGTAGATACACTAGGAACTTTAATTTTATAAAAACAAGAAGGTAATCCTCTATCGTCCTTTTTCCATTGTATATTTTCTTTATTAAATGATCCTATCATGTATATTTATTTATTTATATACTTTAAAAATAAAAAGTTTTAAATAGTTATAAAGTTCTCAAAAAATATAAATATATAAATAAAAGTTATGGATTATCAAAAACAATATACTATAATTATTAGACACGCCATTTTACAAAATAGAATTAAACATAATGGAATATATTATGAAAATCATCATGTAATTCCTAAATGTTTAGATGGTAGTGATGAAAAAGAAAATTTAATTTTATTAACATTTAAAGAACATTTTTTGTGTCATAAATTATTAACTTATATTTACCCGCATGATAGAAAAATTGCGTGTGCTTATCATAAAATGGCCTTTAGTAAAAAAAATAAATGCCATATTTCTGCAAGAAATTATGTTTATGCAAAAGAATTAATTAGTTTAATTCCAATGTCTGAAGAAACTAAAGAAAAAATAAAAATATCAAACACTGGGCGAATTCATTCTGAAGAATCTAAAGCAAAAATGAGTAAAAAGTTAAAAGGAAAACTTGCATCAAATAAAGGTAAAAAAATGTCCGAAGAACAAAAATTAAAATTAAGTTTATCACATAAAGGAAAACCGAGAATAATTTCTATTGAAACACGTAAAAAAATGCGTGAAAGCGCAAAGAAAAAACCTCATGTTTCAATAGAAACACGTAAAAAAATGAGTGAAAAAAGACAAGGAAAATTAAATCCTATGGCAGGTAAATTAGGTATAAATAATCCAAATTTTGGTTCTATACGATCTGAAGAAACAAGAAAAAAAATATCAACTTCAAATAAAAATAAACAACGAACTATAGAACAAAAAGAAAAATATAGATTAATGAACCTAGGAAGAAATCATTCTAAAGAAACTAAAGAAAAAATAAGATCTTCTTGTTTAGGAAAAGTTCGCGGGTCATATAAAAAACGGGTTAGATCAAATTTGAAAGCCACGGAATAATAAATTTGACTATAATAAATATTGAAATTCCTAATTTAATAATAAATTTCAATAACCACTTTAAACTGAATTTATTCCAGCGAAAAGAATAAACTATTAAATAACTTAAAGTTGGATTGTGTTGATCATCTTCAAATTGATTAAATTCGCAATTAATACATTCAGCAAAACCGAGATCTTCATCAAGATATTTATGAAGAGGATTTAATATTTCCATTAACTTAATTCTTTTTATAGTTTCTGGTAAAACAGCATCAGAATCTTCAAGTGAAATTGTCAAATAAACATCACATAATTTAGTTTTAGCTAATTTCCATTTATTAAAATTAGAATTAGGATTAGCTTGTTCTTTTTTTATTACATGACACCAATCTCTATAATTTTCAATGTCTCTATAAACTTTAACAATTGCCCAATTTCTTGGTTTTATAAAATCATACCACTTCATATGTGCCATTTTTAGAATTCCAATTAGGATGATCTATTAACCATTTTTTAGCCATTCCTCTTTTAAATAATTGAACAACTACATCCTTACATGGAGATTTAGTATTATAACATTCAACAATATTTTCTTTAATATAATTTAAACAAAACTTAAGATATTCATTTGTATTTTCTTGATGAGAATGTTTAATAATTAATTTTTTATAAAAATTTTCTGTAGTTTTTTTCATTTTTTATATGTTATATTTTTAAACATAAGTATTCTCACATCCCAACAAAATTTAAGCCATACTAAAAATGCTATAAAAAATGCACCACCCCATATTATCCAAAATTCTATCATTAATAAATTTCTTTTTCAAAGTAAGATTCAACTAATTCTGGATATTTTTTTGTTAAAGTATCAGCTACGTCTCTTCTAGCTTTTCTTAATCTTGTTTTAACTGTTGAAAGGTTCCATGATAAATGATTAGCTATATCATTTAATTGTTTTTGATTTAATTCTCTTTCGATCATTACTGTTCTGTATGGTTCATTCAATTCTTGAATAAGTGAAATTGATGCATCATAAAGCATTTGTGTTAATTCTTCATCTTTTGGTCCTATAGATTCTATATTCATATTAAAAATAGGAGAATATGATTGAAGAACTTTAGAATGATTTTGTGTCATTTTATCATGTGATAAATGTCTATTTTTATTTCTTAAAATTCCAAGAGCTTCATTTTTTGCAATTGCATATGCCCATGTTGAAAAATTATATTTTGGATTATATTGTTCTATTTTTACCCATATAATATTAAATGTTTGTGCTATAACTTCTTGACTTGTATCTCTGTCTTTAACATATTTATACGCAAATGAAAGAAGACCGGGTTTTAATCTATTAATTAGTTCTGAAAATGTTTTATTATTTTTGTTTTTTATAAAATTTAATGCTATGGTTTGTATACTTGTTTGTTTTCCCATAATAAAATTTAATTTAAGTTTAGATTATGTTTTCTAGTAAATTTTACTTAACGTTTTGTATATCAATCTATAATTTGTTGTTCAACAAAATTATTAATATTTTTCATTAAATTTTCTACTCTAACAAATGGAAATTGTCCAATAGCACTAACTATTTGCGTAAGAGTTTGATGATCCATAACTTCAACATCGATAGCTTGAATAAGACCAGCTATTTCATTAAATGGTCTATCACCTATAGCTTGTAAAATAGCCTTTTTAAAATCAGGTTTTATACGATATGTTGGCACATATGCATTAGTTTCAATTTTTTGTGTTTGATCAACTGCTGGTGATGTAGGTTGATTTGGAGTTGGATTTGTATCAGGTTTGTTCATAATTAAAGTTATTTTAGTTAATTTTGGTTATTTTTAATTTATTATTTTATATATCATAGTACTTAAAAGGTTTCATTTTATAAATATTTTATTACCATTTTAGATATAATATAATATAAAAATGTTAAAAAGATTAGTTAAAAAAGTTAAATATTTGTTATATTTTCAATTCATATCCTACATGTTTCAAATGTGATAACCAATCATCTACATCTGTTTTAATAATCATAGAATCATGTAATATTTCTCCTGTTTTAGTCTTGTATTCTAAAACATAAACAATCCAATCATCTGTAATATTTGTAACAAATTTAATTGAATGAGAAGACCGCTTTTTTGATAATGAATATAATTCTTTATATGATATAAAATCTTTAATATTATTTTTCATATTAATGCTCTTGATAAATATAATTTATATTTTTCAAATATTTGTTCTGGCGTATCAATTGAACATGAAATAATTATATAATTTTGATAATTTTTAAGAGCTAAATAATTATCTCTAACCTTTAATTGAAAATCTATATTTGATTCATGGATATCTTTTTTTCCATTAAGATAATGTCTATCATCACCCTTTCTGTGTTCACTTAAACGTTCTTTAATAGATTCTATTGGAACATCAAAATATACGGTTAAATCAGGATATGGCAATTCTAAAAACCCAAATTCTAATTCATTAATCCAATCTCTCATTATTTGAGATTGAATTTCTGTGTTATGTTTAGCGCCCTGATAAGCCATATTACAAAAAACATATCGATCTAAAAGAACGACATCATTTTCTTCTAATTGTTTATTAAGTGTTGGAAGATATAAAAATCTATCCATAGCATAAATATTAGCTACAAAAATAGGATTAACTTCATTAATATCACCATATTCTCCTCTTAAATATGCTGAAATAATTTTTCCAAATATATTATGATCGTACATTGGAAAATGAAGATAAACATATTTTAACTTATGTTCTTCAAAATATTTTTTAACTAGTTGACATTGAGTTGTTTTACCACCACCATCTAATGAACTTAGTGTTATTAATTTTCCCATGTTTTTGCTATATTAAGAAAAATACGATAATATATCTAAAATGAATTCTATTAAAAATGTTACGCCCATTCCTATACAAACATATCCTAAAAAATTCCAATTTGCATTTATTAGTGTTTTTAATCCATATCCAAAAACAAATGATTTTATAAATATTACTAATAAACTAACTAAAGAATTTATTATACTGTTTGCAGGTATTATATTACTTGGATTGTGATTAGTTTCAGGATTTTGTTGATTATTTTTGAATTCATTTAACCTCTCACTTAATGATTCATTTTGTATCATTTTTTCTTAGTTTTAAGATCTATTTTTTTGACTTCAGGTTTTTCGTTTTCTTTTTTATGTTCGGGTTTTTCACTAGCAATTTCTTTATCTTCATGTTCTCCAGATTCAGGTTTTACAGTTGATTTAGTACCAATAGTTGTATGTTTTGTAGAATTTTCATCCGGTTTTACTATAGATTTTTCGCCTTCTTGTTTTCCAAATGATGGTGAAGATTTATTAGTATCAAGAGTATTTTTAGTTTTATTAACTTCACCAGTTTTTTCAACTCCTTTAGTATCGACAGTTCTTACTTCACCAAACATCCCAGGTTTAAAATCTTTTACTGAATCAAGATCTGTCTGTAAATCATATCCAGGTTCAAATTTTGCATCACCTATTTTCATTTCAACTTTAACTTCAACTTGAGCTTTATGATATTCTTTTTTTAACCATTGATATGCTTTCTGATTTACTTCAGGAATAATTAATCCTTCTTGATTAGGAAGTTGTCCACCTTTACCAGCACTACCCTGAGTTTTAGTATTAAACCCACCTTTATCTTCTCTAGGAGTATTTTGTTTTTGACTAATAAATCCAGTTTTTTCTTCTTTTTCTTCTTCGTCTTCTTCATCTTCTTCAGAGCCAAAGCCTTCATTAAGTTTTTTTAAATACTCATTAATATTAAAGTAACCTGCTTTCATATCTATTTTTTATTTTATATATCACTTTTATTATATATTCTTATGACTATTGTTATTTTTACTTATTTCTATTTATTTTATTATTAAATGATACAATTATTTTAGTAACAAAACATATTATAAATATTATAATAATATAAATTCCCGATATTACAGCTAAATATGTAAAAACATTAGGCCTATCAAATTTATCATCAATAAATATTGAAACTATCAAAATAAATAATGCTATAATTAATCTTAATAATTTATTTCTAAAAAAATTCATTTAGTTTATTTAACCTTTTTAGCTTTAGATTTTTCTAATGTAACTATTACAGGTTTATCCTTTTTAAATATTTTTTCTAGTCCAAAAAGCTTCCAAAAAATATAATAAGCAAGTAAAAAAAATATCCATATTCCTAATACTACTTGTAACCCAGGAAGAGAATCTGTATTTCCATAAGCAATAAACATAACAATAATGTTTACGATTTGCATCCAATTGATCTTGAGCCAAGGAATTACTGTTAACTTCCACCAAGCTTTAATTTTTTCCCATAAATTTTTCATAATTTTTACATTTTATTTTATTTATCTCTATTCCAAATAAGCATTATTATAAGAATTAATGCTATTCCACCAATGAGTATTGCAGTTTTTAATAATATTGGATCCATAATATTTATTTATTTAATTTATATTCCTAATGTTGTTGCTCCACCTTCTTCTTTATTAGTTTCTGGTTCTGCAGCAGGTTCTGCAACAGGTTCTTCAGTAGCGCCACCACCTAAATCTAAAGCTCCTGCACCACCTATATCACTACCTCCTGCGCCACCAAATCCTCCAAAGTCTCCACCAGCTCCACTCTCAGTTTGTCCACCTGCTTCAATACCCATACGTTTATAAGCAGCTATTATTCTATCCATTTGAGATTTTCTTTCTTTCTTATATTTCTCATTAAGTTTAAGATCTTCATCAGGCATTTGCATATATTTTTCAACTGCAAATTTAGGATCGAAATAAGCTTCTTCTCCAATAGTTCCATCTGGTAATACAGTTGGTTGTTTAACGCCCATAAGATTTGAAACTGTTTCAGCGCCTTTAGCTGCAATTTCTCTTTCTTTTGCCACTGTAAATAAGTTCTCTTCAACAAAAGTTAAACCTACGGCTCCTTTTAATGCTTTATCTTTTGCAAATTCAGGATGTTTTAAGCAAAATTGAATCCAAGTAGGTTTTAATAATACCTCTTGAAGAATAGAACGAATACGATTTATAAAATACATAAATCTAATTTCTTCTCTTGCAATTGCATCTCCACCTGAACCCCAACTAACTTGTTGTTCACTCTCACTACTAAATCTACTATTTGGAACTTTTGTTTCAATAATAAATCTTTTCCAAAAATAATTTAACGCCTTTGTATCAGATAAGTCATAACCTTCTGGAGCAAATGATTCAATTTTAACTTCTCCGCCATCACCTTTAGATGGAAAAATATATTGTTTAGCAAATGAAAAGTTTGGAGTTCCATTGATTGATACTTCACCACTATGATAATCTATTGTAACATCTTCTTTCCACATTGCTCTTAATTCAGAAAGTCTTGTTCTTGCTTTAACTTCTGATTGAGTGCCAATTGGAACAATAATTCTCATTCTATATTGAGAGTTAATAACATTCCAAATAATACGGGTATTTTCCATTGTGCGAAGCATATTGAATGCTCTTACAAGTCTTTCAACATATGATAATCTTGAAATAAAATTTCCTCTTGCCCAAGAAATATAGATTAAGTTACCATCAAGTAATTCTCTTTGTTTCTCAGCATCGCCTCTAAATTGAATCCATACTCTAAAATCATTTTGTTCTTCATCTTTTCTCATTTCTGGTTCAAGAGTAACAGGATCTAATTCTTTAAATCCTAAAATATTCTTAGCATTTTCTGCGCCTTCACCATCATAGATTATTTCAAATGCAAGAAATCCGTCAATTAAGAATTTTTTAGCATAATGCCAGCCATCATGCCCTTGATTAAATCCAAATGCATAATATACTTTTTTAAATGATTCATTAAGGTCATCTACAATTTCTTTAGCTTTTTCAGCTTTAAGAACTGCTTTAAGATTTTTTGTATTGGGATATGCAAAGAAATTTGCATCATCTAAAATAATTGTTTCATCAGCTATAACTTCTATAACATGTTCAATTTCACCATTCATTGCAAAACGACGTAAAAAATCCCTCCGTGTAGCATATTCACGATCAAAAAATGCTATGAATTCTTTTTGGCCAATATCCATTCCTGAAGCCAATTGATGCTGTCCATAAAGACTATACATCGAATCTTCAGTCATTTCGGTAATCCCTATTGACTTGCTTTGCTTGATCACGTGATCATTGTGGCGCATCCCAATAAGGGACATATACCTGATATTCCTTTGTATGTTATCTAAGAATGATAAACTTCGGGTATCGAGATTTTTAACAGAAAAGCCGCTCATGAATTTTATATTTTATTTATATATTCCAATTTAAATTTGCAATTGTCACCATGCCATCTTTTAAAGCTTCCTGGTTCAAACTCTCTATTACAATATACACAATGTTTTTTAGGTACTTTTAATTGTCCTAAAGCTATTTTTAATCTTACTTCTTCTGGACGAGGGTTTCTTTTCTTGCCTTTTTGAGCTAAAGACATGTTTAATTTAGATTGTTCTGAACAAGGTCCTGTTTTTTTTCCAGTTTGAGTTTTAGTTATTTTCAATTTAGTTTCTTCTGTGTGAAATTTAACTCCACCGCCATGATTTAATTTTAATTTTAATTTTGTTTCATTAGAAATAGGCGGTCGTTTTTTTGCAGAAAGTTTCATTTTTAATTTAGTTTCTTCAGAAGCTTTTTTTCCAAGTTGTTTTTTTCTTATTTTTTCTTTTGTTTCTTCTGAACAACAACACATTATTCCTAATCCACCTGTTGGACTAATATTATATCCGCCTTCAGTTACTAAAGTTTTATATTTTTCAATATACTTTTTCTGCGCTAGAAAAGCTTCTTTTTTAGATGGAAAAAATTCAAGTATTTCACGCTTAAAATTATCTTGACCATATTTTTTAATAGCAAGAGTAAGTAAATCTCCACTTCCTACGTAATTAAATGTTTTATAACAATTTAAATCATTAGTACCATGATCTCCTACATATTGCTTTTCATTAACTAAATCTGTAGTCAGATAAACAAAATTAAATTTCTTCTCCATATAATATTATATATAGGCGCGTACGCAAAGATTTTATTATAATTAAAAATTTGTTAAAATAATAATGAATTTCCTTTAAAGCGTCAATTATTTGTATTATATTTACATCATAATTACTGATTATTCGATGAGTATTAATTTTTTAAAATATAAAAATTATGGATAAAAATAAAAAGAATAAAGAAGGAATCACAAATCTTATAACCTTTACGGGTGTTTGTTTGATAATAATAGGTATAGTAGCAGGACTAATTAATATTGACGATAATTGGTCAAAAGCATTCTTCTGTTGCTTAATAGGTACTGTTATGACATTTATAGGTAATTACATGACTAATGGTTACATTAAGTTTTTTAATTAAAAAAGTTTACTTTGAGCGATAATACATAGTGTGTATTTGTTTCATATTCATTTTTCTAAAAGCATCACGTGGTTCGTAAAAAGGTATATAAGCGAATTCTTCGAATTCTATCATTCTTAACTGTTTAACTTTTTTCATATCATATTTTCTATAGCCATAATTAAAATTCTCATGTTGTCTTTTACTAAAAGCTTTAATCATCTCTTGGCTTTTATACATTAATGATCTTTCAAGAAATCGCTTATTAATAGCTATTTGTCTATTCTCAGTTTTTTCTTCAACTCTTTCAAAAAACTCTTTATACACTGTATAATATTCTTTAAAGAATTTTAATCTTTCCATATTTGGAAGCATATTCATATTAATACCTGACATATGAGTTGGATTAGCTGATGTACAAAACATCAAAGGAGCATAATCAATAAATTGTTTTTTAGTTTTTAAATCTACTATTTCTAATAACTCTAGTGGTATATAATAAAATGTGTAAATCATCCCAGGAACTGGCCTACCAAAATTGAATTGATTTATAAGTGATTCTTGATTAGTGGAATTATATTCTATCATCTTGGCATCACCTTTTAGATTTAATACAAGATAATTATAATATAATCTTTCATATGCAATATCTTTAATATTGTTAATATGACTAAGCTGTTCATATAAAAATTCAGGTGATTCCATTTGATAAAAATCTTCCCATCTTTTTTTGTATTACATCTTCAGTAAAAACGTAAAATTTAGCACCACTTTTTTCTGCAAAAGCAGTCATTGCTTTCCATTTAGCTTCATTTATTAAATAATTTTTAGCCCTATTTACAAAAATTCGCTGTTCTTTAAGTGGAGCATTATTATTAGGAGGAACAGGCTTTTTAAGTTGTTCAGATGGCTTTATTTCAATAAACCATTTTTCAATATTATCATCAGATTTTTTAATTTCAAGCCAAAAATCAACGTTGTAATATTTTACTTCCCAGTTTACAGGATTGTTTGGATCTAATCTGTATTTTTTACATTCTTCTAATTTAGAAACTCTATCATAATAAGGGATTCTTATAGGCTCTGAACTCCAATGAATTATGGAAGGTGAAGAATCAGCCCAACGACAAAATGTTAATTCCCATGAACTTCGATATATTACAAGATTAGGATCACCGATATATTTTTCGGAGTGTTGAACTTTATAATATCCTTGATGTGTAGTTCCCTTTTTAAGGTTTCCTTCAGCAGTTAATTGTGGTCTTTGAGGTTTATGCCACAATTTATAGTTTCGGTTATAACTCATTTTTTCTTTTTCTATTTTTAGCAGCATCAGACATTTTTTTCTAGTTTCTAAAGAAAAACACACAGGTTTATTTAAATTCCATGCAGATTTTCCTTTTCTAGATTTACTTATTTTTTCTTTTGTTTCACCTGATTTTGTTCTTCCTAAATTTTTATTTTTATTTCCTTGTTTATAATTTTGCTTAGCTTCATCTGTATGTTTTCGTCCTATTTATGAGATTTATTTTATATATTCCCAAACAGCATTTCCGCAATCATAAATACGAAGAGCTTTAACATCTTCATCCATTATTTGAAATTCTGTTTTATTTGGGTCATAACCTTTTTTGATTAATTCACTTTTTCTATAAGTATATCTATGAAATCTGTGATTATCTATTAAATACCAATAATTAGGTTTAGTATATCCTCTTAATTTAAATCCAGCATATTTATATACTTCTCCTTCTCCCCAACTTAAATCTGCATATGAAATATAGTTTCCGGGATACTTATTTAAAACGTGATTAAATAATTTTGAAAATCCACCAATAATATTATATTCTAATTTAGAACAAATACGTAATAACTCATAAGAATTTTTATTTCCTAAAATTTTTCTTTTTGATAAACTAATAACATAAAGCAATTCATTATCGTAAAAAAGCCCAGCATTATAAAAACACGATTTATTAAAGCCCTGGATATGATTAACATTTAAAAATTCTTTAACTATATTAGTATCTATAGTTTTAATTTTACATTTTCTAGCTCCAATTTTTATTTTTGTTATTCCTAATAAATTTTTTATTTTATCGTAAATGATTTCTCTTTTATCATACCACAAATCTTCCCAAATATGAATAACTTTATATCCAGCCTTTTTAAATTCATTAGATTTGATTTGATGATAATTTTTTCCTTTATATATATCGCTATGCCAATATATGCCATTAAATTCAAACACAAGTTTTTTGTTTTCTATTAAAATATCTGCTTCAAATTTTGGTATTATTGTTTTTACATTTTGCTTACATTGTTCATATTTAGATATAAAATTAAATAATTCATATTCTTGTGATGATTGAAAATAGTTAATTGGAGGATTACAAGTTGTACAAAGTGTATTTTTATGTTTTAATCTTGAATTTAATAATAACGTTGATATTTGATATTCATGATCATTTTTGCATCTGCATGTTAACATCGAAAAATCATCATATAATAAAATTTCATCAGTTATTCTTGCTTGTATTTTTTCTCTTATTTTAAATTTTCGTCTTTCTTTAAATAACGGGTAATGGTTTGGATCACAACCATATTTTTTTAAATTAGTTTGTTTTCTTTTTTCTATAGATCTATTTTTATTTTTTTCATCTGCAAAAAATAAAAATGAACCTTGTTTAGCACGTTCATATGTATTTTCATTTATTTCAAAAGGATTTGATACACCATATTTTATATTTAAAGTATTTTTAGCTTTATTTATGGCTCTAGTTGTTAACGTTTTATATTCTCCTGTTTTTTTAAAATTAGTTTGTTTTCTTTTTTCTATAATATTAATTTTATCTTTTTTGTATGCATCTGAAATTTTTTCACTTAATTTAATTCTTAATTCTTTATTTTTAAATACTTCAATATTTGAATTTTTGATTTTATTTTTAATCTCTATATTTGAGGAAGGGTGTTCAACTCCATATTTTTTTAAGGATGTTTTTTTTCTTTTTTCTTTTGCTTTTTTAGAACCTAGTGGAGAAATAGACCCATTTTTATTAAATAATGTTTGTTGAGTTTTATTAATAATAAATGCTATATCTTGTTTTTTACATCTATTTGAACAATATAAGGATCGTAAACCAATAATTTTATTACAGATTTTACATGTATTTTGAATAATATTATTATTCAAATAATAACAAATAGCATCATTAAAATTTATAGGTTTTAAATTATTTTTTTGAATATGTAGTTCTACTTCTTCAAGAATATTGGGTGCTACATTTATATATTGCTATTAGCAAATAGTTTTTTAATAATTAAAGTTAGATATTGTAAATTTTATTATTAGATATAGATATTCTTTTTGATTTTGGACAATTGCCATAAATTTTACGCCAACCTTTTGCAAAACCATTTTTAATAATTTGCGTAAAATATGCAAATGCATTTTGTGATTTTATAGGGTCATAACCTCTCCAATATAAATAACAATCCATAACTGCAAAAGAAATACAGTCCTCTCTATCTTCAGAATAAACGTAAGTTAATTTTGTTGAAAATTTTTTTGCCATCAATTGAAACATTTCTAAAGCTTCTGGTGTCAATTTATCTGTTGATTTAGATTTGATTATTTCATTTCGAAGGTCACCATTTTTTACATAATGAGTTTTCATTTAAAAATTAATTAATTTTTATTTTTTATACATGAAAATATAACAAGTTTTATATTATTCACATATTTGATAAATATTTATTTTATTTTTCAATGGGTACTATTTGAATATTATATTCTATACCAGATTCGACATTATCAAAAGGTATTAATTGAAATTCTAAGCCATTCATATATTTAATGAATTCATCTTTTGTTAATGATTTATCATTAGATAAATATTTAACATACGAGTTACGCATAGCATTTTGACTTGTTAATATAGCATTTTGAGTTGATAATATTTCTTTTTTTTGTTCCTTTATATCTTTAACAACAACAAACAAAGAATCAATTATTATTTTTTGTTTTAATTGTTCAACTTTTAGATCTTTAACGTCATCTTTGATGTTTATATTTTCAAACGTTTTTCTTTCAGCTTTTACTCCTAAAGTCCAAACAAAAGATCCAATGGCTACAACAGTCATGAAATAACCCCAATATAGTTTTATAAATTCTAAAAATTTTCTCATATTAATTTTTATATTTTGTAGTTATAATGTTTAATAAATTACCAGCTTCATCTTTAACTGAATTAAATTTTAAAATATGTTGATAATCATTATGAGCTTGAAAAGTGTCTTCTCTATCATCTATATAATTGATTACTATATGATCGTTTACATCATATTTTTGAAGCATTTTAATTAATCTTCCAACAGTAATAGTATCTTTATATAATTCATCTGTAAAAGGCTTAATGAATTTTTCATCCATTTTCGCTATTTTCATTAGTTTTATAGCAGCTTTTACTTTTTTAATATGTGGTGAATGTAAATATTCTTTTTCAGTTTCTGGTCTTTTCCATCTTTCTCTTTCTTCTTTTGTTTTTGGAGATACATATGAAGGATTTTTATGATTAGTTTGTGGTAATTGACTTATATCATAATTAGTAAAAGCCATTTTAATTATCTCAGTACCTTCTCCAGGATTTTTAGAAATTAATCCCCAATTAGTTATATAATTCTCTAATAAATCTTCAGCTATATCATTTGCAGTACAAAATTTGTATTTAAGAAAAAGCGCTACTGTTCTAGGATGATTATAATATATAGACCATAATAAAGCTTTATATAAATGCTCTCTATTTCTAAAAGAATGCCACTTTTCTTTTGATACTGGACTTATAGTTGGTAATAGTTTTGCTGACCACTTATCTATATTGAGATTATTTGTAGCTGCATCTTCAAGAATTTTTTCTGCATTTTCAGGATCTTGTTTAATAAGATAATTTAAGCCTTCTTCAAAATCATTTTTTAAAAATGTAGGAATTATTTGTCTATATTCTTGGCTATAATTATCTTCGATTTTTCCACTTTTTAAAGCAATAAGTATATATTTTGGATTATTACTTTTAACACCATGTTTTAGTAATTGATCTGGCTCAAAATTACCAGCCTCAACAGCTTTATCTATCTCATCATTTGATTTAGGCGCAAGATGTTTAATCGCCTCATTGAGATTTTCAGCGACTATTTTCATTTTTTATTCTGATAATGTTTGGATAGAGCTTTTTGGATAAGACTGTAATTCTTGAATATTACCATTTTCTCTAATAACTCTTACAGAATCAGCATCACCAATTGTATGTTCAAAATCACTAATATTTACAAGAATATCTTCTAACAATGTTCCATCATCTTCGTTTATAATAAAACCTGGAACATAGTTATCTGGATTTGCAAAGGCATTAATATCTTCAAATAATCTTATTTGAGACTTGTTCATGAATGCTGAATTACCTTCTACCATAACTTTAATAGGTTGTTCCAGAGAAGCATTAGCCCATTCACTATATTTAACATAACACTCTGTAAGTTTTACCGGAATATTTCCCATATAAATACCACACCTAACTAATTGTTCAAATAACAGTTTTTGAGTTTTATCATCAAATTTCATATGAGGCTCAGTAGTAATATCAGGAGATTTTTTATTTTCTTTGACCTTTTTTGGATCTACATATTTTGTATCTCCTTGAATTTGCACTATTATTTTACCGTCAATTTGCCCAATAACAAATCCTTTTTCCCCATCAATTCTTACGGTATCACCAATTTGACATTCATCTAAATAATTATCTTCTTGTAGACTTTCATTTAATTCTAGATCTTTATCAATTTTTGTTATCATATTCTTATTGTTTTTTTACTTTTTTAAGAACTAATCTAGTTTTTGTTTTTGGTTTTCCTGGTTCTTTTGTTTTTGCATCTCCTGGTTCTGATACAGGTTCTGATAAATCATTTGGATTTTTGTCTTTCTTAAAATTAGTACGTTCTAAATCACGAGTAGGAGGTTCTACACCTTCTTCTTTTCTCTTTTCTTCTTCAGGATTTACTTCTTCAGGTTGTTGTTCTAATTCGGCATCTTTTTCTCCATTAGCGCTTAAGTTAAGTTCATCCTTACCTTCTTTTGGTTTTTCTTCAACATTTCCTAATTCACCGGGTTTTTCTTCATTTTCTTCTCCATCTTCACTCTCAATATCCTTTTCAGCATCCATTACATCAGCTTTAGCTTCAATTTCATCAGCTCCTAAGTTAACTTCATCATCTTCAATAGATGGTGCATCACTCAATAATTCTGCTTGATCATCGTCGAATGTCACGGCAGATGAAGGACTTTCAGCTGAAGGTAAATTAGACATACCTACTTCAGTTCCAAATGCATCACCCTCAGCTCCTGATTGACCTTCACCACCCTGTTCACCTTTTGATGATAAAGCTCCAGTAGGAATAACTACAGTATGAGTTTTATTAGATTGATCATCTTGAACTGTAATAATTAAATTTTCAGAAACATTAGTATATTGCTCAACTTCATTAAGATAGTTTTTATAATCATTTTTAACTTCATCTAATTCTTCAATAAGAGCGTTAATAACGGTTTGAACTACACTACCATTTTTTTCTGAAAAATCTTCAATTTTTCTTTCTAATATATTAATATATTCTAAATATTCTTGTTTTGCTATATTTATTTCAGATAAGATTTTTTCTTTATTTGGAAGAATTTCTTCAAACGTTTTAGAAACATCAAATCTCATATGTTCCATCATAATTTTTTCAGCCTGAATAGGATTTATTTGACGATAAAATGTAGATTTATTATTTATAGGATCAAATGTTGTAATATAAATATTATCTCTTAATTTAAATACATCTGCTGCATAATTTTCATTTTCTTTAAGATAAACTCTTTTAACAAAATCTAATTCAGCTATTTCATTAAAATTTTCTCTTAATATATTAACAATATTAAAAAATTCAGTATTTCCACCCCACATAGCAGTTTGTGCAGATTCATTAATTTGCTGTTGAGTAAAAATACCACTATTGATATATGTTTCTGTTTCATTTAAAACAGCATTGTCATTACCAACATATACTTTAATATCTTTTTTAGATATTTCAATATTAGGATAATTGATTATTTCACAAAGATTTTTAAAATTTTCATCTATTTTTTTAATTTCATCTTTTTTAATTTTATTGATATAATTAGCTTTTTTAATATAATATGTTCCTTTAACATTAAACATCACTTCATTTTCACCTAAATACATAATAGGAGAGAAAAGTCTATCTTCAATATCACATTCTGCATTGGCATATTCTAATTGAAGTTCAGTAGCGTCTAATACAAGTAAATTAAGAATGTCTCTAACAAAAGGATCATAACTGAATTTAACTAAAGATTCTTTTAACATGCTTTTAGTTTGCATAGTTTTATTAGTTAAATAAGCTTCAACTAAATCTTCAATAAATGGAAGTAAATAATTACTTCTTGTAGATTTCATTATCTCGAGAATTTTAGTTATTTCAATATCATTCTTATAGTTTTTTACTCTATTTGTAACAGCTTCTAATTCAGTATTAACAGCTGATAAATAATTAAAATTTGACATCGCAGAAACAAAACTTTCATAAAGTAATATCTCTGGAGTGTTATCTAATTTTTCTCTAAAATCTTCTAATATTAAAGCAAGAGTATCATGATATTTAGCTTCTTTTTCAATTAACGTATTAACAGCTTTTCTTACTCCTAAATATTTTAATACATAAAGACGCTTTTGATTTGATAGCCATTCGTTAATTACTTTATCTTCAGGATATTTTGCTAATTCCTCAAATAAATTTTCTAGTGCGACACGTTCTATTTCCACACGAACGTCTGATGTTACTCCATTATAAATAGCAGAAGAAATAACACTAATGGTTGTTTCACACAATGTCTGTACACTTGCTATTTGAGTTTTAGATTTTAAATTTGATAATTTTTCTAACATGATTGAAAATTATTTTGTTTTTTATAATTTAATTTAGAGATATTATTTTTATTATATATTTATTAATATTAGATTTTTTTATCCTTTTTATATAATTCTGATACATCTTACTACATCAAATACATCATTATTCACAGAATTTGCTATATGTATATCTATTAATTTATAATCTACTGTCCCAGGAAAGAAAACCGACCCATCTAAAGTAACCGGGTTATTTATATCTATTTTATATCCCTTGAGATTGATTTTTATTGATGAGTCTCCTGAATATGTAATAATATCATCATCATCTATCATTTCTAAAACAATATTTATTGATGTATCAGCTTGTGGCGCAATAAAATAACCTTCATCTATTATATTAAAAGAATTAGGAGTAATTAAACGAGTATATATATCAGGTAATATTCTTACAATAGGTTGTCTTAAAATAGAAGTACTAGAATCTTCTGACCATATAATAGTTGGATGTTGATATGCTGTAAAAGTTTCTGGAATATTCCAAACATAATACTCATTATTAGGAACTCCTAATTCAATTACATTAGTAATATTGGTTCCAGTATTTAACCAATATGCATTTATTTTATTAATTATTGCATTTTCATGTGTATAATCCCACTCTATCATTAATGGAGATCCTTTTGGAACAACTAAAGGACTAGCTTCAATACCATCAGTAGGCGTGGTTATATGAATAATTCCATCATTTTTTTGAGCTGGTCTATCAATAATACGATATCCAAGACCGCTCATGTTATTGTTAGCATTAGTTTCAGTGGTAGGATCAAATACAGGTTGATAAGTTTCAACTTGTAATGTAAAATTTATTTTTACTCTTGTAGTATTTTGAGTTTCAAATGAATATTGAATATTTTTTGTTAATGTAATATCTTCAGGAAAACCTACAGTACAGCCAACTCTCATTCCTTTGAAATAAACATAAAAAGTAACTGTTTTATAGAATACTTCACGAATTGCTTGTTCAACTTTTAATCCTGTTATCTGCGTATCTAACCAAAGTTCACAATCAATATTCATATTCAATGGAATAGAATAAAGAAAAGAACGATATGTTTGTAGTTGTCCATTAATGTCTTTAAGATAAAGACCTTGAATATATCTTGATGTAATACGTTGAGCATCAATAACAGAGCCCACATAAGTTATAACACCTCTTGGAAAGAAATCAAAGTTACCATCAGCTGGTCTTGGGGCTTCGCAGTCTCCATAATGAGTAAAGAAATCTTGCATAAATCTTTCATCACCTGACATATTATAATACCAAGGAACTGTGATAGTTTCTATTTGATCAGTACTCCAAACTTGTTCATAAGTAATCTTATTATTGAGAATATTAAGTAATCCCGCGATTACGCTCCTACTTAAGATAGACTCGTTATTATAACGCTGATATAAAGCCATTTAATTTATTATAATTTTTATTTATAACTACAATATATTTAAAACCATTAACGATAGTAGTTTTCTTTTTTATTTTTATATTTTCGTCTAGTTTTAAAGTCCAAGAACTTTTTATTTCAATTATAAGATTTAAAGATGGAATATAAAAATCAGGATGATAAACTTTATTCTTTCCATTAATTATATATTTTATTGATGGCCCACGTTTAATATCGGAGTATTTACTAAAATATTTTTCTAAAAAATCTAATTCATATGAACCTTGATACCAAATATTTGTATCTCTAAATTTATGAATTTCTAATTTAGTTTTTTGTCCTTTTTCATATATTTCTTTATTTTGAGCAGGATTTTCCACTCCATATTTTTCTAAACAGGTTTGTTTAGTTTTTTCTTGTATTTTTTTAGATTGTAAAGGATATTCAACTCCATATTTTTTTAACATAGTTTGTTTTCCTTTTTCAATATTATGATAATTTTCATCACCATATTTTTGTAATTTTGTTTGTTTATTTTTTAATTGATTATTATAATTTTCATCATCATATTTTTCTTTTTTTGTCATTTTTATTTGGTCTATAACATCTTCTCTTTGCCAATTATATTCAACACCATATTTTTCTAGCCTGTTTTGTTTTGTTTTTTCATGAATTTCTTTTCTTTCCCATTGATTTTTTACACCATAGATTTGTATTAATGATATTGATCGAATATTATAAGCATTTAAATCTATATGTTTTCTACAACATCCTAATTTATATCCATAATTAAAATTTAAAAATTCTGTTTTTTGACCACAAATTTTACATATTCCTTCATCGTCTTCTTTTAGCCACTTATCATAATATTGTTTAAAATTGTGTATTTTGTTTACATGATAACTTAAAGTTTTTTTATATACAAATGTTTTTTTACATTCTTCACATACAAATAAACCTTCAATATTTTTTCTAAATTCGTTCATTATCCTACATATGAATTTATTTTATCACTCATGACATTGAATAATTCACTGGTAGACTTAATCATTCCACTAGTGTATTCAGGAATAATTACTTCGCTAAATAATGCAGCTTTATTTTCATCAGAAATTTTTACACTTTCTGCATCTATGTATGCTTGAAAATCATTTCTTAAAGTATCTTCTGAATATTGACCTTCTTGCTCATATAATTTTTCACGAACTAATTTCATAATATATTTTTTTATTTTAACTAAAAAACTTAATAAGCTCTTGTATCATTTTATCATCTAATAGTCCTTTATAATTAAACCTACCGTCACCACTCCAATTACCTTCTAATTGATTATAATCATCTGGCATTAAACAAGTATCTTTCCATCCAGGTTTTCCTACTGTACCAGTTTTATCAACAGCAATAAATGTATACCCACTATCTGATTCTACGCTTGTATCAAATCCTAATTTATGCAATTTTGACATAAACACTCTAGCATAATCTAATATATCATCTTCACGTTCTTCATTTGTTCTATCTTCATCATCTTCATCTTCATCATGCCAATCATCGTCATCATTACTACTTTGATTAGCATTTTCTCCTGCAGAGTATATATCAGTTCCAATTTCATGTACCATTTCTATTACTGAATCTGCAATGAAATCTACATTCCATACATCATATGTTTGCGATCTACTGGCATCTTCATCTATATCGCCATTTTTACTAGAAAGATTTCCTTCACCTTTTATAGTTTTATTTTTTAAATTAACATTAACAGTTATTTCAACCCATGGATGTCTTTCTTCATTATCTTCCCAATCAACATTATATTCTTGTTTCACAAATACTTCTCCATCTCCTCCATCATCATATTCAACATCAACATTATAATTTTGGCCGTATCCTTGTAGTCCATCTTCAATAAGTTTACATAATCTGTCTAATGATTGTAATTCATCCCATTTAGCTTGTTGTTTAGAAGATAATTTTTTTCCCGGCATATGTTTAATACCTTCATTGACAAATTTTGCTCTCATTATATTGAATTTATTTTATTTATTCATTAACTATTTTTAGTCTTTGGATAAATTCAACTGGGAAAGCTTTTCTATTATTATGAATTAAATCAGCAAGAGCAGCATCTAGAATATATGTTACAGCCCAATCAGTTTCAGACCTTACAGATCTTCCTGTTCCTTGTAATATGTTGATAATCGCACGCCATCGATACCAATCGCCGTCTATTTTTAGTTTAGTTGCTACAAATTTATCACTTAAAGATAAATAAGGAACTTTAGCAAATATTTGAAATCTACTCCATTCATCTTTTAAGTCTAATCCCTCTAATAAAGATGGTCCCATAAGTATTTTAGATTTATCTCTTTTTAATTGTTCTAATACTTCTCTTTTTTCTATAGTTCCATTATATGGAAGTATTCTTTTATGGCTTTGTTTAGAAATATTTGCATATATTTTTTCAGCTAAATTGTAAGATGCTGTATGAATAATTCCATTTTCATGTTTATGATCATTTAGTATTTTATCAATAGTTTCATACATCCAAGGAAGATTAGCTTCTATTTGACCATACGTCATTCTTCTTTTATTGTAAAAATAAATTGGAGACTTTGTAAAATCAAAATTAGAATCCATCTTGATATATTTTGCATTCTTTAGTGCTATACTTTTCATGTATTTAGAGGGATCTGCAAATGTCGCAGACATTAGCACTGTAAACCCTGTCCAATTATGAAAGTATTTATGCATCATATAAGATTCTTCTAAACAATTAAATGTAAGTTCTTCTTCTCCTGTTGGATTTTTTACTATATTTCTCGTAGAAGTAGAATTTATAATTTCATTGAAATCTTCTATTTTACAATGTAAATCTTTTAACCAATCACAAAGTCTTAATGCTTCTCTCCATTCTCTTGGAGGATCATCGTGTGGATAATCTTCTTTAACTCTATTTTTAAGTTTATCCCAAGAAGCTCTATACATTTCAAAAGTTTCTTCAATATGCATTAAAATTTCAAGTAAATCATCTTGATTTTCAGTTTTATATAATTGTGCTATATAATTTTTAGCATCATAATAATCTTTTTTATGATCACGAACTTTGTAAGTATCAAAGAAATCTGTAAGTTTTTCTAATTTTTCTAATGCCTTTTTATCAAATCTTGGTGAATAATGATTTTGAACAATATCTAAAATTTTATGGCCTTCATCACATATAGTAAAATCTCTTGGTTCAAATAATGGATATTCTATATGTTGATTCACATAGTTCATCATTATTAACCAATAAGCATAATTTAAAAGAGCTGTTGGTGATTCCGAAGCTTTATCTCTTGCTACAAAATAAGGGCATTGACCATAACAAGACATTCTTTTTGGAGCTTTATTTCTAACACGGCAAGTTCCTAAAGAATGTTTTTCCATATTATCAATACAAAGATAATTGTCAACACCTTTTACAGATCCCCAAGTTATATTGAAGTTTTTAAAATCTTTTTCATATTGTTCTTGAAGTGAAATATCAGAAGCAAGAATAAATCCCTTTTTATCATTTTGATTCAATATATATGATACAGCCATAGCAATTAAAGATTTTCCAGATCCAACTGGAGCATCTAAAATTACAGTTTTAACACCATTTCTTTGTGCTTCTATGATTTCTATTATGGTTTCTTTTTGTCCTTTTCGCCATGAGAAAATTTCAGGAAGGAAAGTTGTTTGAAATTCTTGAAGTTGGTTTTCAATTACTTGTCTTAGTTCATCAGGTGATTTTGGCGATAGATGTTTTATCATAAATTTCTTTATATTTCTATAAAGAAAAAAGGCTTAAGTTTTAATTGTTAAGCCTTTATTAAAAAGAATCCCCTGGATCATAATCCATCCAGCATTCTATAATTTCTATAGCTTCTTCTATTGTACTTACTTCTTCAGAATCTGATTGAGGATGTTGCCCATCTTCATACTGTGCTTCAAAAGGTAAATCATTATCCGGGTTAAGTCCTATTCCATAATAATTTCCTTTATGCGATATTCCAGCTGTAAAATATTCTGGATCATCATTATTAATAGTTAATCTTTTTTTATGCTGTTTTGCAAAATTTTTCATAGCAATAGTAATAGCAGCTATTCTTTCTTTAAGTGGACCTCTATTTTTTTCTAATTCTTCTTCAGATCTTGGAGGCATATGCTTTATTGCCTCATTTACAAGTTTTGCTCTCATTTAAAAATAAAATTATAGTTTTTGTTTGCTACATCTTTTAATTTTTGTGTCAATTCTGGTGTTAAATCTTCTTGTAATTTTCCGGCGTATTCTGCCATTTCTTCCCAACAATCTTCTCTTTTTCCATTATCATCTCTTACAGCAGGACTATCAAAATATTCATAATCATCTTTTGTATTAAATAATTGTTCTAAATTCCAAAAAAATCTATCTTCGCTATTTATACCTAATTGATGAAATAAATATCGCCAATTTTTATGAGCTGTATGATGCCAATTATACGCAACAGTCATAAAACCATTATCTAAAATAGATTGTGCTACTCCTGCTAAATAATCTATTTTAATTTGTCTTATTTCTTCAGGCGTTTTAGGAGATAAATGCTTTATAGCCATTATTTTTCATGATAAATTTTCTTAAAATCTTCAGGAGATAATGATGAAGTCATTCCTATATTTGGCCCATTTATTATTTTAACCGTTAAATATACCGGATATCTCTTATCAGTTATACTTTCTTTAACATTTATTATTCTTGCTTCATTTTTTCCATCAAAATATGATTTAGAAATATCTATATCATATCCAAGGTTTTTAAGTTTACGTTGCAATTTAAATTGTTGAATATAACTTGTTAAACTTTCATTTACTAAATTAGTCATAACCAATAAATTATATTATATCTTTTACATATATTTTTTGTAGTTTTGGATTACCTTTTATTTTGAATAAAAATAAATCGCCATCTTGTAATTCTGCCATTGGAATGCCTATAATATTTTCATCTGGATTTTGTTTAACTGAAAACTTGAATGGTTCTCTATCTGGCTCAACTTTCAATAATTCATTTTTTAATTGAAGTTTTATTTGTTCTTCTCCATCTTCATCACGAATAATATCGTTTTCGTCATCCATGTCTGATACGTCTATTTTATCAAAAATTTCAGTATCTATTTCATCAGGATTTATTTCATCTTCTATATCAACATCTTCTATTTTTGGAATATCTTCATCTTCTAATAAATAAATATCTCTCATTTTTTCTAATTCATTATCTCGCATTGAGAAATCTTTTAAAGATTCTTCTACTAAAATAAGTTTTTTACTCATAATCTTGTTTATTTTATTTATCTTTGACAAATATAATATTTTTTCTTTATATTGTATACTTTTTATAATAATGTTTGTGCATGTTCTATTTGATGTATAAAATCATCAATATCAGAAAATGAGTTAAAATATCTCCACTTCCACTTCTTTGAAAGAGGATAATATGTTTGTGTTACACTTATTTTAAGTTTATCATCTTTTTCTTTCCACACATAAAACTTTGCATTTTTATTTAATAGATCAAAATTAAATCTATCATTTTCTAGATATGAAATATCATTAAATTTTCTAGTTTCAATGATATACTCTCTTGCTTGTTTAAGTGTATTTTGATTATACTCATCTATTTCATCTGAAAGTCTGGGACTCAAATGTTTTATTGATTCTGTGTATAATTGTGGATAAAATTTTTCATCATCATATTCTTCTGACTCAGTATGCATTTTTTCTACAATAATAAGGATATCTTTTTTAAATTTTTCGTATTCAGTTTCTACAACATCTCCTAATAGATAATCTAATTGATAGTCTAATCTATCTCCCATTTCTTTTCTATTTACAGTAAATGTTCCTTCATCGTGGCCTATTTCTGCGCTATCTTTATATTTTGCATCAAATGTATAATCTGCTTTATTAAATCCACTTCTTACGCTTCGCGCAGATGTATGAAATAAAACAATATTTATTGTAAGCACAACAGGTTCTTCGTCTTCTATATTTGGAAGATCTTCTACTTCATCTGATAAATAAATGTTTTGAGAAAGTGTAATCTCATAATTAGTTTCAGAATTTATTTTGTAATTTACTTTAAACGCAGCTTCTCTAAGAGGATCAAATACTCTTTTTATTTTTTCGATAATATATGCAGGAAAATGTTCTTTATATTCACTTCCAAATTCTTGCGCTAAATATTCTTGATCTACTAAATGTCCTTCTTTATCATAAATTTCATCTTGTAACCAACCAATATAATATCGTTCTGCGAATTGAAGTTTAGATAATGAGTTTCTTCCTTTTAAAGCTTCTCTTATTTCAGATTTTTTGGTTTTTAAAGATTTGTAAATTCCTGCTACTCGTTGTTCAAAAGTATCATGCGGTGATTTTCTATATACATCATTTAAATATTGTATACATTTCAATATGTCAGCTTTTTCTTTTATTCCTTGTATTATTAAATTGATTTTTCTATAGTTACATCCTTCTCTTACTTTATCTTCAGAAGAAAGTTTTTCATAATATTGTTGTAATTCATCATCAGATTTTGGAGAAAGATGTTTTATTGCTTCATTTATTTTCTTTTTCTTTATGTGATCTTTCAACACCTTCACCATTTCAACATGATCATTTCCACTTGCCCATTGTAAAGCATAATCATCTCTTGCGTGCACATCTGCACCAGCAACAAGCAACACCTTCACCATTTCAACATGCCCATTTTGGCTTGCCCATCGTAAAGCTAAATCATCTCTTGCGTGCACATCTGTACCAGCAGCAAGCAACAC